TAAAAACTTTAGTAATAAATTCTCCTGAATATAAAAATGCTAATAGTAATGAAAAGATTGTATTGCTTAATGCTATAAACAATCCTAATAGTATTTATATAAAAGAATTAATAGATAGAAATTATAGCTTTTTAAATCAAAATCCTAATGAAACTGAATCTGATTATGAAGCTAGATTATCTAATTTTTATAAAGCTAATTATATAGATTCTGAAATATCTAATGTGGCTACTTATTTATTGCCTATGAGATATACTAAAGAGAAACTTGATGTAGATAATAAATTCTTTGAAAGTCTATTTAATAAGCAACTAGAAAAGTCTGAAGATACTTCTAAAATACTTACTAGAGAAAGAGATGGTTTAGTTGGAACAATAGTTAATCTTCCTAGTATGACTTCTGAACTAGAAGCAAATCGTAAAGCAAGATTACTTAATCAAACTTCTCAACATTCAAGAAATATATCTGAATTAGAAAGATTTAATAACTATTTAGCTAAAAAGTCTACTAATGGAGAAGATATAACTAAAGAAGATGAAGATAAATTAAAAGCTCTTAACCTTAGAGTTCAAGAATCTCAAAGTATAATCAATAACATTCTTTCTGAATATGATGCTTATAAAGGTGGTATTCCAACAAATAAAGAAGATAAAGCAAATTTAAGCTTAGCACTTCAAAAGAGTATTAAAGAATATTATGATGTATTTAATCGTGTTGGAATTTTTGGAAGTTTAACTAAGGTTATCAATGAAGAAACTTCTGACTTAGATGAAAATGGAAATCCTATTAAAGGTACAGGCGTTGATCTTAGAGATGGTATTAAATTTAATGCAAATGATAAAACTCAGAAACATATAGATGAATATCTTCATATAAAAGATATAAGTTATATATTAAGTAATTCAGATACTCCAGAGGAAGGTATTAAAAAAGCCACAAAGTTTATAAAAAATAGTAGCAAAACTAATCCTTATGTAAAAGAGTTTGCAGATAATATATCTAAAACATTTGGGGATATTAGTACTGGATTAACTTCTATTCTAATGGGTAATCTGATTGAAAACTATGGTAATGAAACTAATATGATTCAGTCTAATCCTGGAGTTGTTATTGGTATATCCAAACCTACAGAAACAGGTATTGTAAGTACTGTTAGAAATAATATAGCTTATAAAATTGAAAATCATCCTGAAGCATTTACTATTATTGATAATCAATTGTTAGATGGTGATGATTTAGAGTTAGATGCTGAATCCGTTGGTGTTCCTATAGATTTGAATAATGAATCTCTTAGGAAATTCTTATATACTGAAGATAAAGGTACAGATAAGAACCCTAAATATTCTAAATCAGATATTACTTATGAACTTATGGAATTGAGTGATGGTCGTAAAGCACTTAATCTTATAAAGAATGTTCAAGGTTTTAATAATGTTAGACAGAAACTCACTATTGTTGCGAATAATGATGCCGATCAGAATAGTATAGATGAATTTGAATTAGCTATGCGTATGACTTCTGCATTCGATATGGCTGATAGACCTAATGCTGATACAAAATTTATATTTGATGCTATGTCTACACATCATGGTGGAAGTTTAACTTTTGGTCCAGATCCTTCCAATGCTATTCAAATGAATGATGCTTCTGCATATAATATTGTTGAATATAATGGAAGATATTATAATAATGTTAAGTCGTTATTAAATGCTTTTGTTAAAAATCCTATAACAAATGTAGATAAAACTATATATCATAATAATTTTAGAATTACATTTAGTAAAGATTCAAATAATAATTTTACTACTCAAATTGATACGTATGATAGTACAACAAATTCATTTGAGCTTACAGATAAATTTATAAGTGATAATTCTGAAGACTTTATTAATAATACACAACGTAGATTAAGCGTTATATCATCTATATTAGATTATAAAGATGCTTATAGATTAACTAAAGAACAATTAGATAATCTTACTAAGTTTAATGCTAATATGTCTACAGCTAATTTTAATTATTGATATTATGCCTATTGATTTTGATAAATTAGAAAGCATACAAAGAAAATCTACTTATGCCCCTAAAGATAAGTATAAAAGATCTTCTTTTAATCCTAATGCTTATAGTATAGATAATAAATTACTACTCAATTTAAGAAAACATTCTGGAAATAGTCAAAATATAGTTCCCGGTAATGTTAATGCTTATATTGAAGCTAGAGCTAGAAATCAATCTACTTGGGATCGTATTGGTAACTCTCTTGTTCAAACTGTTGGAGAAATAATTGGTGGTACAATTGAAAGTGCAGGTTCTATACTTGCACTTCCCTCTAAACTCATAGATAGTGATGAAGCTTATACTCGTAATTTTTTAGAAAGACTAGGTAATTCCATTAATGAAGGTACTAGAGAAGCATTTCCTATTTATATGACTGAACAAGCTCAAACGGGTAATTTATTAGATCGCATGAAAGGTGGTGGTTATTGGGCTTCAATAGTTCCATCTATTTTAGGTAGTGCTGCTAGTATAATGCTTCCAGCTCGTGGAGCTTCGTTATTATTAGGTAAAGCTTTTAGAAGTGCTGTTAATCTAGGAAGTAAATCTAAATATGTTAAAGATTTATTTAAGTTGGGTACAAAACTACAAAAAGCTAAAGCTCTAAACAGAGCTAATAAAATAGCAGATATTTATGGTTCTGCTGTTATAGGACGTATTCTAGATTCATCTCGTGAAGCTTATGGTACTTATGAACAAGAACGTGAATGGTTTCTTAATAATTATAAGAACTATGTTGAACGTGATGAAAATGGTAATGCTATTCTTAAAGCTCCGGGATTAGAAGAAATTCCTCTAAATGATACTAATATTGAAAGTATTGCTGATAGATACGCTGATACTGCCGCATCTAGAGGTTATTGGAGATCTATGTCTAATATAGCTTATGACGTAGTTGAATGGATGAATATCTTAGGTACTGCTAAAACTCTTACTAAAGCTACTAGAGATAACATTCGTAAAGCTATGGCAACCGGTGATAAATTTGCTATAGTTCGTACATTAAATGCTATACCCAATGCTGATAAAGGTCAAATTCTTAGAGCTATTGGAGGCTTTGCTGGGGGTTCTCTTGCTGAAATGGCAGATGAAATGACTATGAGTATTGCTATGAAAGAAGGTACTCATGCAGCTCGTAAAGATTTTGGTTTACTTTCTGATACTGACGCTCTTACTGATTTTAGCATGAGAGCTAGTAGTTATCTTAAAGATCCTGATATTTGGACTGAAGGTATTGGAGGTCTTTTAGGTGGTGCTGGTATGCAAGCAATAATGCCATTTATTGAAACTAAGATCAATAAACGTGGTATTGAAAGAGAACATGAATATCTTAAAGGTATTGAACGTGCTACAGAAGCTATGCGTTTAGGTCTTGATGGTATTGTTGAATCTCTTGCAGAAGGTGATATTGTTGGTGCTAAACTGAAAGAACAAGAAGCTATTCTTAATCAAGTTGCAGCTAATAGTCTTGATGGTTCACTTGAGTTCTATAAAGAGATGCTTAGAAATATGAGTGCTTCTCTTAAAGAAATTCAATCTATTAAATATAGAAAAGATAGAGGTGAAGCTATTAGTGCCGAAGAACAAATTGCACTTGATAAAGGTGAATCTTTACTTGCAAATGCTGATTACTTTGAACAGACTCTTAATAAAATTGAAGCTGTTGAAGATATTTACAATAAACATTTCGATGCAGTCAATGGTACTACCGACAAAAATCTCTATGAATATCAACGTCGTATTGCTACTCTTGAAGCTCAAAAAAGACTTAATGAACTAGAACTCGAAGCTATTACAGCTAATCCTGCTGAATATCAAAAGCGTGCTGCTGAATCTAAAGAGTATCTTAGTAATTATGTTGATTCTAAATATACAGACGATAATATTCGTATAGCTAAGAAAGCTGATATAAATACTTATGCTGAAAATAATGCAACTCTTGAAGATGCTAAAGCTGCATTAAGTGTTTACGATAAAATGATTGCTAGTCTTAAGAAACAAATAAGTGAACTTGAAAATGCAATCACTAATGCTCCTAAAGATGCTACTGCTGAACAATTATTAGGTCTTAAAATAGCTCTTAAAGGTGCTAATAGTAAACTTGAATCTTACAATAAAACTCTTAGTGATATTAGTAATATTCGAGATACAGCGACTAAAAACATTGAAGCTCTTAATTTAAATAAAGATGATAAAGAGGCTGCTCAACAAGCTAGAACTCTTTTATCTAATCTTACTAATCCGGAAGAAGCTAAACGATTCTATGAAAATAGAAGAACTGCTATTGATGCTGAACTTGATTATTATCGTAATGGTAATGGATTTGAAGATATTAAAGATCAAATAAAATTATATGAAGATGAAATCAAAGCTTCTACTGATAAAGATCTAACTGATGAACTTAATACGTATCAAACTTCTGAAGCTTTACAAGCAGATGAATCAAAGTTCTCTGATTCAGACACAAGAAAAGCCGTATATAATGCCCGTCTTGCTAGACTGCAAAAACAAGAATCTGACACTAAAGCCGCTAATGCTCGTAGAGAAGCTGCACTCAAAGCAGAACAAGAACGTCAAGCGAGACAACAAGAAGAACGTGATGCGCTTGCAACAGAAGAAGATTCAAATGCTGCACCGATAGGTAGTGGTACATTCGGTAGATCTTATAGAGAATTTGAAGGTATTAAACCTTTATCCAATGAAGCTTCTAGTCTCTATAATGCACTTATGTCTGAATCTCAAGTTACAGATTCACCTCTTGCTAACGTTATTGAGAATAGACGTAAAAGTAAATCTATTACTTCTAAAGATGCAATGCTTCTTGAAGAAATTAAAGAATTCAATGATGCTACTAATAGAGCTTTAGATAATTCATTTGATACTCTTACGACTGCAAATCTTAAATGGATTGTTACTCGTATTGCTGCTAAATACTCTATATTCGATAATATATTCTTTGGTCGTAGATTCAATTGGATTGATGCTGTTACTAAAACAGAAGTTGAATATGCACCTAGCATAAATAACGGTGATCTTAGTGCTGAACTTAATAGTTATTTGTGGCATCTTAGTCGTTATACTGCTCAAGTTCTTGAACAAAGTGGTAGACCTCTGCCTAGTTTCTTAGCTGATGTTCACTTCGGTTTAAGTGAGACTACAAAGAGTGATATTAATGCTCTTACTAACAAAATTATGCAGGAAGCTAAGAGTATGCAAACTAAATTTGATATTATCAATAATACTATAGAAGATAATTTAGGTCGTAAGAATTCTAAATATGCTTTATATGTATCTATTGGTGGTGTTGAATATAGAGTGCTTAATACTCCGAATCCTCGTAAAGATGTTGGTATTGTTATTGAAGGTTTTGAGAATCAACTTAATCGTTATGTGCTTACTCCCGCTAATATGGCAACTCCTAACGATGATTATATTCTCATTACTAAACAAACACAAAGCTCCGCTCCTGACCAGTCCTTGCCTCCTACCGGGGACTACAAAGCTCAACAGAGTTCCACTGATGAAACTATTACTCCTAAAACTGAGATTACAGAGACTGTTTCTAGTGCTAATGGTATTACTACTGAATTTGTAAGTGATGAAAGTTCTACTAATACCGATGATGTGCCAATCGAGTTTGTAACGGCTTCAAATCAGCCCCTTATAGACTTCAAAATTGAGGGTATTGATACTAAATCCATGCTCGAATTTTTAACGTCTCTAATGAGCCAAGAGGGGGTAAATTTGGCACTATTCGACACGGATTTGATAAACGCCTTAGTGCTTATTCCGAAGCTGCTTAGAAACACTAAAGTTGGTAGTAAGTATGCTTCTGATGCTTATATTAAAGCTCTAATGAATAAGTACTTTACAGACGCTAAACTTACTGGTGTTGAAACTAAGATTATTGAAACTGCTAAAAAAGTCGCAGCTGCTATTAGTATTAACATTGATGAAGGTGGAAATTCAATTCGACTGAATACTGCTGAAAATTGTCGTAATGCTATCAATGCTCTTGATAATCTTAAGAGTTTATATAAAGATGAATCTAAATGGTTATCAGATATGCAATCTCTTACAGATGCTCTGAATACTGTTTATGAATCTGATCTTGTTGCTAAGTTTGCACAAGTTCTTACTCAATCTAAAGATTATAATTCTAATGCTATTGCCATACGTCTTGATGAAACGCTTCATAACAAATTTGCTATGATTGCTCAAGACTTAGGTGGTATCTTTGTTGATAATCTTAATCTCTTTGGTACACTTGTTGCTTTTATTAGTGATAGAAGTGGTTTTAGAATTAATAAGATTAACTATTATGATCTTGTTAATGGTATGCGTGAATATCGTGGTGATAACTACAAAGAACTCATACCTGAAATCATGTCTATTATGAATATTACTAATTATCTTCATAATGAATTTAAGAATAGACGTGATTACTATAGTGCTAGATTTGCAGTAACTAAAGATGCTACTTATAAAGAGCTTTATAATAATTATAGTTTCTTTTATGATCTTATAGATATTGCTCCTACTAATGGTTTACCTTTAACAGAAGCTCAAGTTCTTGATTTTATTAATCGTACACCTGAGATTAAAGGTAAAACATATCATGAAGGTCTAGATATTAACTTTAGTCCTAACGGTGCTCCTGAGAATATTCTAGGTAATAGTACTGCTACTAACTTAGGTATTTATGAGTTACTTGATGGTATTAAAGAAGGTGATGAGGTTACTGTAGTTCAAACTGATTTAGAAGAGAATCCTAATAGAGCTTCTTATGATGTTGTAATGAATCGTAATGGTAAAGAGTATAAATTAGGTTCTATTCCTAAACTCGAAACTATTACAAATGGTATAGCGTATACAATTCAAGGTGCGAATGGTGTGTATTATCCACGTAAATTTGCATTTACTGATGATATGGCTAAAACCTTTGCTGAATATCAAAGAGAGCTATTTAGATTCATGTATCATTACGATATTGCTTTTAATCCTCGTAATAATATATCTGCTAAAGATAGAGAGAACTCTGAACGTAACATTGATATTATCTTTGATCAGTTTAGAAAAGATCGCTTTAAGAAGCTAATGGATACACTTAAAGAACTTGTGTATTCTAATCTTACATATAAGCAGATTAAAGATATTATGAATAGCCAGACAATGATTGGAGTTGTTGATTCTGAATATACAGGTGATACTGACGGTGAAATTTCTATTGATAATGTAGCTCTTTCATTTAATCAAATATATCAAATTTGTACTGATTTATTTCCTGCTTCTAGAATTAATCATTCAAATATGGATAGTATTATGAATGCTACGGCTATTACGAAACATTTCAATGACGCTGTTAATCGTCATGAAATGATCTTCCGTAATAATCAAGCTATTCGTAATGATATTCGCTTTACAGGTTCTAATACTTTTAGAATAAGTCATATTAGTGCTGGTAGAATACTAATTAATGATGAAGCTCGCAACGAAGATCATGAAGCTAAACATGGATTACCTATTATGCATCATCGTAATTCTTTATTAGATTCTATTAAGCCTACTAAAGATGTTCTTGATTCTAAAGGTAAACCTAGAGTTCAAATATTAGCTATTGATGAGAATGGTATTGGTAGAGATCCTAAAACTGGTGGTATTGTTCAGAATATAGATAAGTTTGCAACACCTCATGTAGCTGATACTTTTATTGGTAATAGACGTCATGAAGTTGTTGTTATACCTCAAACTGATTCACTTAATACTGTATTCCCTATATATCCTAATACTATTATGGGTTCTATCACCGATGAAACAGAAGAAGCTCGTATTAGTAAATTAGGTAAATATATAAAATATATTGGTGATGCTATTAAAGAAATTCTTGCTCTTAATACTGGTAATATAACCGAAGCTAGACTTGATATTTCTAATAGACTTCAAAATATTATTATATGTAATGAACGTAGTAGTGCCGTTCAAGATGATATTTATTTTCAATCTGGTAACAATGGTGATGGTAGTAAACGTTATGTAATGCTCAAAGCTGTTCTTGGTGATGGTAAAGGTAAAGAAGCTTATCATAAGTTTATTCAAACTACTATTGATGGACGTGACGCTGTTATTCATTATACTTCTAGTAATAAACTTGATGTTGCTAACTATAATGGTGCTTTAAATCATCCTAGTTATCCACATATTGTTTATTACTTAGATACTCCTGCTGATGTTCAAAAGTTTAATAATAAACTTAATAGTATAATTCCTAATCTAGTTCGTCAATTCGGTCTTAAAGATGGAATTGCTGTAGCTAAAGATTCTACTGGTAGTTCTTATACTACTGGATATACAGATCCAGTTACAGGCGAACGTTATGAAGATATATATGACTATTATATGGCAACTAATGCTAGATATTCAGATGTAGCTTCAGTTAAAGATAGATATGGAAATGTTATAAGTAATGTTACTATTGCCGGAAACGCTCCTATTAAGTTTTCTATTGCAACAAAGGCATTCGATACTGAAACTGATGTTCCTCAACGTTTTTATGATCCCGTTGAATTACTTAAAACAGTTCAAGATGCTGATCGTTATAAAGAGGATTGGTCTAGTATTTCTAAACTTGCTAATATACTTGAATATGAAGCTGGTATTAATCCAGTTTATATTAAGCATAATGTAAGTGAAGCTAAGATTAATATTGAAAGCGAAGGTTATACTGATCCTGTTAAGATTGCTGATGATGGTTTTTATCGTAATCAATTCAGGATTGATATTAATTACAATTATGATCATGCTAATCGTAAGGAACATCAAGGTTATTTAACTCGTACTTTAGCTCATGAGATGATTCATACTTATATTATGAAATTCTTTAATGCTACTCATCGAGATATTAATAACCCTGAATTACTTGCTAAACGTGAAGCTCTTATTGATTATAATAATAAAGAGTGGCAAGAGTGGTTTGCTGATTTTAATCAAGCTGTTATAAATACTCGTGCTGAACTTACAGGTAAAACTGATTTAAATGATCGTGAGAGATTCTTAAAGGATATGCTTAGTGATAAAGGTATTGCTAATAGATTTATTGAAATTATTAGTCAAGAAATCTCTAGTATATCTGAATCTATTGATACTAAACTTAAAGATCGTGCTAAAGGTACTAAGAATGTTATTAATGGTAAAGATGCTATCTCTGAAATTGTAACTTATTCTCTAACTGATCCTCGTATCTTTAGACTTCTCAATGAACTTCATTCTACTACTGAACGTGTTGAAGGTTCTGAGAATCTTGAAACTCCTACGTTTTGGGAGAAGTTTAAAAGAATTCTTCTTAATATATTTGAGAAGATCTTTGGTTTCAAAGATACTGAAGTTAAAACTGATTCTCTTATGGAACGTTTTAATGATGTTCTTAATAGAATCTATAATAAAGACTTTAGAGATATGGAACCTGATGGTATTACTTATGGTATTCGGGCGAACTCTCCAGCCCCCGATAGAGAAGGAGCTGTGGAAGGGAGCGGAACGTCTGCTATATTTACTGTTGAATCTACGACTACAGAAGTTCAAAATGCTGTTAATACAGCTGCGAATGGTGATGCAAACGCTACTGCTGAATCTCCTATGCAAACTACTCCTCGTCGTAGGGCTAGACTTGGTACTAGTTCCGATAGTAATATTAAAGCTTCTAAAGTATTAACATCTGAGGAAGCTTCTATATTATCTAATGCTCTTAGAGATTCTAAAGGTAGATTGCTAGCTCCTAATGGTGAACCTAGTAATCTTACTGAAGATCAATATGTTAAAGTTAGAACTAAAGCTTTTATAAATTGGTTTGGAGATTGGATTAATAATCCTAATGAAGCTTCTAAAGTTATTGATATTAACGGTGAACCTTTAGTTGTTTATCATGGTTCAGAAGAATCTTTTGATACTTTTGATATTACACATTTCGGTAAAACTGATAATGGTGATAGAGGTAGAGGTTTTTATTTTACTCCTAATCCTAATATAGCTAGCAGATATGGTTCAATTAAGGCTTTTTATTTAAATATTAAAGAGCCTTATACTGGTAATCAAGAGCATAATTTGAATAGAGGTAAATCTATTGAAGATTTAATTTCTGAAAATGCTAAATATGTTAATAAACGCATAGCTGAATCTGTTAAACATCTAAAAGCTCAAAGGTTTAATTCTAAAAGTAATTTATTTGAAAGATTAGGTCTTACAGATAATTCAACTGATGCTGAAATTGAATCTAAAGTTTCTAAATATTATAATAATATTAACGCTAGTAGTACAAGATTTGGAAATTTAAATACAGCTGATGGTTATATAATGAATCAGAATGATGTAGCAGATAGTTATGAAATAGTTGTTTTTAATGCAAATCAAATTGAACCTGCTACAGATAACAATGGTGATTTTAATAGTAATACTATGAATACTAAATATTCAAAAGTATTAGTGGATGTTGGTGCTAAATATTTATCAGATTTGAATGATAATTTGAATAAAAATAGTAACTTAGATGAAACTAATAAACGTATTTGTTAAACGTATAAAACTTCTATTATGGGTTTAGATTGTAATATTATCCCTCAGATTAAAGTTGGTGATAGCTATACTGATAGTAAGTGTTTTCAAGATTTATGGGATAGGGCTAAAAAGCTCTATCCTAATAATCCTATTAAAGCACGTGCTGTTGCTAAAGCTAACTATGAAGCTCTAAAATCTGCTTCTTTTGTATCCGAGTATGGAGATTGGGTTTTGCTTCGTGCTGTCCAAAATGCAGGACTAACAGACGCCCAATTTGCCACTTTTCAGAGCGTCTATGGCAATAATATAGAACGCTTGACTAAAAGTATTACCGTACCATTAAACGAGCAGGGAGAGCCGGAAATAAGGTCATTTCATAAATACACTGTTGCTAAGAAAGCACAAGTTCTATATGATAATGATTATCCTTTTATTGCTGATAGTGAGCAAATGTATTTAAATCGTATCTTTGCTGCTATTGCTTTTAGACTTGAACCTCAATTCAAGAATCTTACTTATAAAGATTTTAAGAATGGTGTTACAATTCGTTCTTTAATTGCTACTGTATTACGTCAGTATGCTCAAAACGATAACCCTGATGTTGGTTATTTAGGATTTGCTGCTCAATATAATAATCGTCTTGATGAACTTGAAGCTGCTGGAGTTGCTGATGAAATTATAGATAACGATCCTCTTCTTATCAGTTATGAAAGTAAGATGAATAATCTTCTTAAACTTGCAGATCAACTTGATAATCTCGATGATCAAGGTATTTGGCAGAGTTTCATTAATTATTATAAAGCCGAATTTATGGCTAATATTAATGATTTCGATGTTGAAGACCACATGACTATGGGAGAGATCAATGGTGCTTCTATGACTGATGAGCAAAATATCAATAAGTCTTGGAATAGGTCTCTTCAATTTAAAGTTGATCGTAAGAATACTGCTTCTTCTCGATTTAAACGTATGCTTACAGAAATGATTTATAATAATCAAAGTAATCTGTTTGCTACACTTGAAGATTCTCAATTTAATGGTACTGCTTCATATTATAATAAATATGGTTTAGCAATGCCATTTGATATTAATGTTCTTTGGAACTCTTTGATTGATGCTACTCGTTATGCGGCTAATAAAGAAGAGCTTATAAATAGTCTTAAAGTTACTTCTGAATCTGTTTATAATGGTCAGCTTCAACCTATTATTGATCAAATTGAGATTCTTCCAAATGATGATGCTAGTACTATTGAACGCAAAGAAATATTCTACAATATGTACATGGCATCTGTTGATATGGCTACAACTGTTGTTACTCAAAGTGAAACTATGAGTTACAATATGTCAGAAAATGATTATAATCTTGCTTATTCTGTTAAAGAGAGTAATCGTCAATCGTTTGCTACTACTAATATTTACAATCAATATCGTAGTATTCTTAGTGATAAATTTCAACATGTTGGTAGTCGTGCTGCTGTTCAGTATGATATCAATGCTATATATAAAACCGGTAAATCTATTACTGATAAAGTAAATACTTTACTGTATAAATCTAACAATGTTGGTATCAATTGGTCTCCTAATACTATATTTAATTATTTATCTATTAAATTTAGTGTTCCTTTTGATGTAATTAAAGCTTTATATCATGACGGAAATGATGATAATAAAGTTAATAAACTTGTATATCAGAAAATTGAGACTGAACTTGTTAATATTGACGGTGTATTTGATAAGATTCTTAATCAAATTAAAGCTAATGTTACTGATAAACAAAGTGAAAAAGCTAAAGATCGTCAATCACGTAGAATAAAAAGATTGTTTTATGAAGGTTTCAAAGCAGGAGATGAAATTGATTCTGTTGTAGATGATATGCGTGGTCGTATTAATATTCTTGCAACTGTGGGTGGTTGTGATCCGGCTATTAAAGTTGATTTATCTTATATCAATGTTCAAGGTGAACAAGAATATACTCCTGAGTTCTATAATCATATTACGTCAATGCTTCAAGGTATTGTTAATCGTATCGGTGAAGTTAATGTAGAACTTATGAAATATCGTTTCAATGATTTCTTAAAATCTAAAGGTACTAAATATCATCCTCTTATTTGGAATCTTGGTAATGGTATGGGCGGTGATGGTAAGGGTTTCTTTAATTTTAGAAAAGATGAAAATGATAATGCTATACTTGACGAAAATGGTTATCGTATTCTTGATGCTGTAAATCCTGTTAATGTTGAAGCTGTTAAAGCTTTTCAATATGCTCGATTTAATGGTATGTCTAATCGTGATCAAGGTATTGGAACTCCTTATGTTGATATGCACGATTACATTTGGACACGTGATGTTATTCTTCGTCAATTCCAAGGTCGTTATTCATTACCTTCTGCTGATGCTTCTCGTATATATGAGTTTGTAACTGGAAATACTCTCACTGAACCTAATGCTACTAAAAGAAGTCTTCCGTTTAAACTTATAAATACTGATGGTACTTTCGTTAATTATCGAATAGCTCGTACTAACGATCTTGAATCTAATTATCTATTTCAACGTGTGAAAGATACTTTCCGTACTGAAATGGAAATGATGCTTGAAGCTAGACGTCTGTTATTTGATTATGATGCTAATACTCAAACTCTTTCTATTAAGAAAGAATATCTTAGACCAGAAGATGATGTTCGTCAAGAATTTAATTCTTTAGATTCAGATGAACGTAGTAGAATGATTAGTGATCATAATGGTGATGCAGAAGCTGCCTTTAGAACTTTTTATGAAAGTCGTGCTTTTGATAAAGATATATTTGAAGGTCTTCAAGCTCCTATATTCTGGGATGGTAAAGCTCTTCTTAAAAATGGTAAGCCTACAGGTAATATCTTTAAATTTGGTAATCTTAATTTTAGATATACTGATGCTAACGGTAATACTACTGTAAGAAGCATTATAGATTATATTGAAGATGCTTTTAATGAGCTTCATCCTAATGCCGCAAGTTCATTCGGTAAATTCGAACCGTTCATGATTTGTGGTGAAGATTTCAATACTGCTTATGGCGATGTTATTGATAATGCTTATATGCGAATGTTTGTTGATAGAATCAATAGTCATCTTCAAGATGCTTTTGATTATCTAGCTCCTGTTAGAGATAATATTCAATCGACTCTTACATATAAGAATCAACTTAAAGCTCTTAATGAAACGCTTCCTGAAGATTATAAAAATGATCGTTATTGGGGTTATGTTGTTTCTAATCTTCTTTGTAATCATTATGTTGCTGATATAGCTATTCAAGAGATATTCACTGGTTATACTTTTGAATTTAAGAATGCTCTTGATTGGGCTAAGCGTGCATCTCAAGGTGTAAGACCGGGTTCTACTACTCGTTCTAATACTACATATACACAGATTGTTGTATCTGATGTTAATCTTAAAGACAATATGTTACAGAAGATGCTTGAACCATTTGCAAATGATAAAGCAACTTCTGATGAACTTAATAGACGCTTTGGTTCTAAGACTATTACAACTGCTGATGCTTTCAATGTTATTACACAAGATGAGTGTATTAGACGTTTCAAAGCTATGGGTGATTATGATAGTTTTACTTTACCTTCTGGTAGAACTTTAGCTGATATTGTTGCTGATGAGGATACACCTATTAGTCCTAGTGATTATGCACGTATTGTTGAACAGTTAAAGTATTACTTCTATAAACGTGGTAAGTCTACGCTTAATAATAGATTTAATACTGATATTGTGTTTTCGCATCAAGATAAGAATAGTACCCTTGTTATATTTAAACGTATGTACAAAGGTACTGGTTATGAAACTCTTTATGATTGGATGAAACAAGAAGGTATTGATTCTATTAACTTTGAATCTGGTCATAAAGTTGGTGGTATGCCTAAAGTTCAACTCTTTGATATATCTAGAGATATTGCAGTTGATTCTAAAGGTTTCCCTATTTTAGATGCAAATGGTAAATACACTTATACTAATGGTACAAAAGCTACTCTTAATATTCAGTATAATGAAGCTACCAAACGTCTTGAATTAAAAGGTTATCCTAAAGGTGTTGAAGATTTTAAACAAACTCTTAGTCATAGTAATCTCTATATTCAACAACAAGTTCCTTCACATCTTATGGATGAAGAGAATAAGATTGGTACTCAGCTTCAAAAGCGTATTCTTGATAACCTTGTATTTAATGGAGATTATACTATAGGTAGTACTGTTCGTAAAGGTAAAACTGGAGATTATTCTTATGATGGTTCAGGAGCTTTTGAGTATTATCAGATGTTACTTTCTGCTAACGCAAATGATGAGATGTATCGTTTGTTGGCTGATTGGGGTGCTATTACTAATGACGGTAATATTAAATATACTTCAATTGAAACTGACGGTGGTCTCAGAAATGTTATCGGTGTTGATCTTGATTTAGTTCTTGCAGATCTTCGTAGATATTTTAATGAAACTGAAATTGATAGAAATTTCATAAAAGCTACTGTTGTTGTTAATGGTAAACCTTTTATACCTTTTTATCATCCTACGATTAAGAGTCGTATTGAATCAGTTCTATTAGCTCGTATTACACGTCGTGTTACTAATCTTAAACTTAAAGGTGCTCACGTTACTATTCAACCTGATACTTTCTTACAACCCGCTGCTGTTACGTTGGACAAAAAAGGGATTATTAAAGGGACTCAAGCTAATGTTCAACGTATGTATCTTGAAGGTCAAATTAAGTTCTCTGATGATTATTGGCAATCTCGGGCTGAACTTAATGAAGATGGCACGATTAAAAGAGATGCTAACGGTACGCCTATAATTAAGAAAAATGCTGACTTTAAACTTCAAAGTGAATATTGGGAAACTAAAGCTGATGGTACTAAAGTCTTTCATCCTGCTGAGATTATACTTAATAATTGGGATTCTCGATTTAAATTAGATGCTAATGGTAATCTTGATTTGAATAGTGTTCCAGAGAATCTTAGAACGATGTTTGGTATTCGTATTCCTACTGAGGGTCATCAATCTATGTTCGTTGCTAAAGTTGTAGGAGTTCTGAATAATGGTGCTAGTCAAGCTATAGTTCCTGAACATCTTGTTACTCGTACTGGTTGGGACTACGATATTGATAGTATCTACTTATCTATGAAAGAATTTGACGTTATTGATGGACAATATGTTGAATATACTAAAAATGATAGTGATACTTATAAACGTCAATCTTTGGAATACGTTTCTGATGTTTACTTTAGTAAAACTAAAGATGCACTTAAAAACGCATATCTGAAAGAAAAGATTCCATTGATTAATGAACTTGCGGATATTAATGCTAAAATCAATGCACAAGCTAGTATTGATGATTCTGTTATAAGACGCTTAAAGCAAGAATATAAGAATCTACAGCAACAACGCTTCTATTCAAAGAACGTATCCGAGCGTAATGCGCTTGCTAAAGCTATGGAATTAAAGTCTGCCGAGATTGAGGCTTATAATGCTGCAAATATGAATCCGGCTATATCTGATGCAGAACTTAAAGCATTATATGATACTAAAGCTAGTATTTACTCTAAACTTAAAAAAGCTAAGAGTGATTATGATGCTAAATACGAGAAATTCATTAAAGAAACTGTTACTCCAAAATGGAATAGTCTTAATGAATATCTTCGTATGCCTAGAGCTGCTAAGGATAATGCTATAATTGATACTTGGATTGGTATTCACTCTGATATTAAGAATACTCTTAATAAAGAGAAACCCAATGAGTTTGATCATAGTAAAGCTGCTGCTGCTTATATAAATAGAATTGCTGGTTATGATAACTCTATGATGAATCAGCATTTTCTTATTGATCAGATTAAGATTCGTAATATTAATAATAATATTGCAGTTCTTAAAGGTCAATCTATTGCTGCGGATAATGCTCTATCTATAATGGGATTTACACAGACTATGTTGTCTGATGAATTTGCTATTCCTATTAGACTTAATTTCAGTGATATTAAAGGTTATAGTGAAGATATTCCTAATAAAGCTGAATGGGCTAGAAAGCAGATTCTTAAATGCTTTAAAGATGAAAGATTATCTAATGGTGAACATAGTGTTCAAGTAGATGTAGCTTCTAATAGCGTTACAGTTTGGTGTCGTTCTCTTTATAATAATGATTATGGTACTTGGACTGATATAAATGGTGAGCCTATATCTGCACAGCGTTCTGAATTAACATCTCATATTCTTGATGCTGTTAAAGATAATCTTTGGTTTAATATGAATACATATACTATTGGTAATACCGCTTTACTTGCTTCATTCCCCATAAGTTGGAATGCTAATCTTAAAGCTAGCAATGCTAAAGTTGAAGGTACTAATAGATATATTTATTCTGCTCTTATTGAATCTCAGCAAATCATTACTGATTTTGTTACGAATATTTCAATTAAGTCTATTGAAAACTCTAATAACTTCACTAATGTTAGTTTCCATAATGTACGCAGTGATTATATGATTGACGCTGTTGCTACTATGAGTAAACTTCTTACTGATAAAGGTAATAGTCTTAAAGCTTTTGCTAAGAGTTATTTTGAAACTACACAAGATAATGTAGGTCTTAAAGATGTTATTACTAAACTTAGTAAATATCTTGCACAAGAAGATCTTAGTAATATGGCGATTGCGAAAGCTCACGAACATGGTCATACAATAAACATGAAACAAACTCATGCTATGGCTAGATTTATTGAAGCTCTTGCAAATGAAGTTGGTGTTACTGCATACGAAGTAGATAGTAAGATTCAGAATAAAGCTAAAACTATTACTGAACTTGATTCTCTATTTAAAGAAGGTCAAAACTATAAACATACAGTTGAAGATTTTGAAGCTTATGCTAATTATCTTAATCGACAACTTGAAGTTTTAGATTACTATATGTACGTTGATAAAGCTGTAAATGCTATGAAACGTGCACAAGGATGTCTTATTACTGAAAAGAAAGGTGCTGGTCCTAAGACTTCTGAAAGTAATAAGCTCTTTGAATCTATTGCAATGCTTGAGCATAATGTTAATACTCTTATTCAGAATGCTAAAGATGCAGGTATTCCTGAAAGTATGCGCAATGAATTACTCTATAAATACTATAGTGTAAATGCAATTACTGATAAAGGTGAAGTCATTTATAATTGGTTGCTTAAAGCTAATGATTATCTTCTTGAAAATAAGGATTCTGATGGTAAAGTAATTCAGCTTGATAAACCTAAATCCCCTTTTAGAATTGGTGATAAATCAATGATTGAAGCTATATTTCCGTCAGTTGTTAATACTAATTGGGAAATTGAAGATAGTGTTTATCCTATTCTTCAACAACAATTGTATTCTACTAATGAGATCTCTGTTAATATGTTTCATGATCTCTTCATTAGTGAGAATCCTGCTTTCAAAGATAAGATTAATTATTGTATGGCTAAGCTTAAACAGATTAATAATCCTGAACTTAGAGAAGCTCTGATTAATTATGCTATTATTGATAAAGTTAGACAAATGCCTTTCTTTAATGATGACAGTAAAAGTCCGGAAACACTTCTTGCTGAACGTGCTAAGTTATTAGGATGTGTTAATATTGTTAAAGACGAACAAACTAATGAATTTAAATTCAAAGGCGCTGTTGATTTAGCTCTTACTAATGTTAATCTTAAAAATTGGTACAATGAATTTGAAAGTAGAAATTATACTCATGATGAAAAAATAACTATATTTAAAGAATTACCTGTTGGTATTCAATTAGCTATGGTTAAGAATACACTTACTGATGGTAGATATGTTGCTGTAAATGGTCAATATGTTACTAAAGGTAATCTTAGACTTAATCCTAATCATATTCTTTCATTGCTTTCTCCTAATACTATGGAGAGTACAATTGTAAGAACTGGATATATTTCTATTTCAACTAAGGAAAGTGATGATGTTGATTTTACTAGAGACACATTCTTTCAGCTTATTAATAGTCCTGATGAGTATTGTCGTATTCTTGGTGAGAACTTAGTTAAATATGCATTCTGGGTTAATAAACTTGATTTTGGTCGTAATCTTTCTAAGTATATTCCTATTGATCTTTATGGTAAATTCAAAACTAAAGATGGTAACTATGTAAGTGCTTATAAGACTTCATGGGGAGATCAATTTGATTCTATTAGTTTTGAATCTATCGACGGTACTAGTGACAGAGATATTAGATTAGCTATGAGAGAACAAGGTATTACTGATGGTGGTAGTAACTTCCGTTCAGAAAATGCTGCTCTTTATAACTATGCTGAAGCTCTTTATGCTAGTCAAGCGAATAAAGATAATATTCTTCTTAGAACTAACGAAGAACTTGATGTTTTCATTGAAGCTTTTGTTCGTGCTAATTCAGAGAATACTCGTATCGTTAAATATATGAAACCTGAATATATTTATGATACTAATGGTAAGAAGAGTAAAGTTAAAGATCAAACTCCTACTTTTACTAAGATTACTAAGAGTAATTTCTCTAGAGCTGTATTTGATCTTAAAGGCGCAGTAGCTAATGAATGGCATAAAGATGTTGATCTTGAAACTCGTAAGTATATAGAAGATGCTCTTAATAGTGTTATTAAAAATGCTATTGGTATTAAACATAATGATATTTGGAACATCGTTGGTCAAATGATCTTTGAACCTACTAGATATGTAAATAATTCTAGTTATGCTGATGATGTATATCTTAAGACTCGTGAAAAAGTAATTGATAAAGAACTTACTGGTCTTAAAAAGACTTACAAAGCTCAATTACCTGAGGGTATGCTTTATAAACGTTTTGATATTAATGATTGTACGTTCTATTATCCTATTAATAAAACGTTTAAATCTGAATATCTTACTACAGCTAATGATTATTATAAATATAATATTGAAGCTCAAGAAATATACGAGAAACTTGCTACTATTTTGAGTAAGTTCTATCGTAGATTTAATTCATCTGTTACTAATGTAGAAACTCATAACAGTCTTACATCAGCTATAGATGCTGCTACAAGTAACGCTGATTATACAATTTATATTGGTAATGAATCTGATACATATAGAGGTCTTATTGATACTTCTGCTATTACTACTATCCCATTGCAGGCAGCTATCAATGACACTTTCGATACCGATACACTGCCCTCGGAAATCCAAAATTTGGCACTTGTCGGCAACGGAGAGACGCTTTCTCAATTGAAACGATTAACAATACAAGGACAACTTTTTAAGGGCTTAGACAGGCTTATTCAAAGGCTAAATCCAGCTAATATTAGTGCGATTCAAGCTGATGGTATCAATGATATTATAGTTGATTACATTGGTATTAAAAAAGATCTTAATACTACTGTTCATACTATTAATAGCTCAACTCCTAAGTTCTCTAAAGTCTTAGATACAGAGTTCATAGCTGATGATAATACTGGAATTAGTATGTCAAACCTTGAATTTATTAATACTCTTTATGAAGTTGAAAAGACTGCTATCGGTAATACTAAACTTCTTAGAGATGAAATGAATCTCATGGGGGAACTCAATACTAATCTTGATAAGCTTGATGCTAAAGCTCAAAGTGAAATTGCTAGACTTGGTAGAGATATGAATAGTCTTCCTAATTATGTTGAAACATTCAAGTATAATGCTAATATACTAGAGAATGTTAAAGATATGATTAAAGCTATTCAAATGCCAATGGATACTGATACTATATTTAAACTTTGGACTAAAGGTACTGTTGCTGATCGTAAACAATGGGTTACTGATCTGAATAAACTCAGTAGTCTTATAAAGTCTCAAGCTTATATTGAAGATCTAAATCCTATTGACGAAGCTAGTTTTGAAAATGCTTCTCAAAATACTAAAGATAGTATTGCAGAATTTAATGAAGCTCTTCTTAATCTTAAAGGTTTATATGCTGAGATTATGCCTCTTAAACGTAAAGTTGTTGATGCTTCTAAGATTTACTTTGGTTTCTTAATCAATCAAAGAAGTCATAATCCTACTTTCAATACTAAGTTTAAGTATATTCAAGATAAGCTTGTTGAAAACGGTTTTAATGCTGATGAAATTGGCGTTTATACTATAAATGAAAGAGATATTCAAGAGAATATTCGTCGTATGCTCGGTGATAATCTTGATTTATCTACTGTTATTAAATGGTTAGATTCTGCTGCTCAAAGTGGTATTCCAATCATTGATACAGTTCTTTCTCAGTATGAGTTCCATACTCTTAATGCTACTGAATTTGCTTTCAATAATAATAAGCGTACATTCGCATTATTTAAGAAGTATGATAGATTCTATAAAGAAAAGTCTAATGGTAAACCTGATATGACTTTTTCTCAATCTCGTTCTAATGACTTTAGAGCTAGATTCATTAATGAAGCTAATTGTCAACTTGTTACACCGTTTGATATGACTAAAGCTAACTATGATTATCAAATTGGTAAAGCTCGTGAATACGATGATTATATTAAGAGAAGATCTGAGTTAGAACCTCTATTAGAATCTGACGATTTTGCTACAGTTAAGAAAGCTCAAGATGCTCTTGCTAAACTTGAGAAAGAACATAAGAAAAGAGTTCATGCTGTAGGTAAAACTATATACTCTACTATGAATGTTTCAATACCTGCTAAAATTATTAAAGGTAGACTTGAACTTGATCTTGAAGATGTATATAATAATCCTAAGAAGTATTTTCCTAATCTTAGTGCCGAAGAAGCATACTATTATACTAAGCTAATTGAACGTGTCTATAAATCTAAGATTCGTAAGAAATTTGCTGAAGCTAATAATATTGAACTTAGTGTTAGAGGTCAAACTACTAATCGAGTTCTTCTTCAAGTTCAAACTGCAAAAGCTGATTATAGAGACGCTAAGTTTAGTAAACTTACTCATTCTGATATTGATATGATAGTTGAAATGCAAGAGATGTTTGCAGAACTTAATGATGTTGCAATGCCTAACACTGTTAGATCTGCTAGTTTCTTCCCGACTTTCATATCTGCTAATCATGTGAATGCTCTTAAACAACTTGTTGGTTATCACGAATTACAAGAAGATGATTATAAAAATACACTTAGTGGAGAGACTCAATACTATCTTAAAGCTACTGCACTTAATCGTCCAGAAGTTATAGGTCGTATTAAGTATGATCTCTACGCTATTACAAATAAAGAAGCTTATGATGCTCTAATTGAAAAAGCTAATAAAATAGCTAAACATAGAGGCTATTATAAACCTATTACTTCTATTGCAGATATTATCGAATATAATAAAGAGTTATCTGATAAACAATTAGGTGATGTTAGAGATCGTATGAACTTTGACCCTATGAATGTTACTCTTAATTATATTAATCAGCTTAAACGTATTAAAGTTAATCGTGACTTTGAGCCCGAACTTAATCTTCTGCAAACTATTCTTGCTATGCCTGAGTTCCAAGCTCGTGAATATGGTGTTAAGAGTAAGAATGTTATTAATAAGATTCTATCTCTTTATACTCATAAAACTGAAGTTGTTTCTCGTAAAGGTAAAGAAACAGAAGCTTTTGATAGATTTAAGAAATTCTATGATGCTTTTGAAGGTAAGAATCGTATTAATACATTAACTGATCAACTTCTTAATATACTTCATACAGTTAATAGTAAATCTCTTATGTGGATGAACTTAACTGCTGCTTTAAAGAATATTGGTACAGGTCATATCAATATTGTAAGCGAAGCAACTGGTGGTGAATTTACTACTAAAGCTACACTTCTTAAAGCTCATGAAATGTATATTAAAGCTCTTCCATCATTATGGGCATCACTTGGTGAATATACTTGTAATAATCTTGATGCAGCTTTAATGAAGTTAGCTGGTAATATTTTTGAAGATCATATTGAAGCTGGAGTAGATACTAAGACTAATATTGTTTCTCTTGGTATGTCTAAATGGGATAATGTGATGTTTGCTCCTAATACTATTGGTGAGCATTATTTGCAATTCGCTACTTTCTTGTCAGCTATGCAAACTCATCGCATTGTTGCAGGTACTATTATGAATTATGATCAATTCGTATTCTCACTTAGAGAACGTCTCTTTAGAGATATGGTTGATGATGAAACTTATACTAAGTATAAAGCATATAAAGATAAACAAGAATCTGTTAAAGGCAATAACGTTGAATTTATAGATTATCTTTCTCGATTTATTGCTTATCGTGCTAATAACTTTACTAACGAATGGAAATCTAATTACGCTAAGGCTTATAAAGAAGGTCTTAAGAATGCTAGAGTTGAGTTTGAAAAGAATCAAGTTATATATGATGCTTTTGAACTTAAAGATGGTATCGCTTCAATTAAAGCTGAAAGTAATATAACTCTTGAAGATTTTGCTAAGTTCTTAGGTAAAGTTAAAGGTATTAATCATAGTTTGCATGGTATTTACAATACTTTCGATAAATCTATGTTATCTGGTAAGATGTGGGGAGAGGTGATACTTCAATTCCGTAAATGGCTTCGTCCTAACTTTATTAGATATTGGGGTAAACGTGTAGGTAAAATTGTATTTGATGAACGTCTTGAATCTTATAGAAGTGGTGCTTACATGGATATGATAAATTTTCTATTATCTAATGGCAAAAGTGCTTATAGAGAAACTATTGATAAAGCTATAGAAAATGACGAAGATATTGATTTTGCTACTAAAGCTAAAGCTATATTCAATGGGTTCTGCGGTTTATTATATTGGTTCAAAGATATAAACTTTAGATATAATACTCTACCTCAAGCTCAAAAGGCTAATATAAAAAGAGCCATGTTTAATTTTACAACTCTTGTTGGTTTATCTCTTGTAGCTGCTAGTCTATATGCTGCAAAAGATGATGACGATGAACTTGATGAAAATCGATTCTTTGCTCTTGCTTGTTATACTATTTATGGTATTCAAACTGAACTTTATGAAACTTCACCTTGGGGTCTTTATTCATTCTATAAACGTACTATGGAGGCACCTATACCTTTTGAAACAAGTATGTCTAATGTTCTTAATCTTGCTTATTGGACACTTATTGCTCCAATGATTGTAGATGATGAAGAAATGCTTTATGATAGAGGTACATATAAAGATGAAGATAAACGTTGGATTGCATTTAAGAAAACTATTCCGTTATTCAATCAATACAACAAGATGTTCTATTTACCAAAGAACAATACATACTATATGCAACAGAACCCAATATTACAGATGATAGTTGAACTAAATAAGTAAGGACTTCTGTTGGACTTAAAAAAAATGAGAGAGGGCTTTCAGATAATACTGTCAGTCCTCTCTCTTCTTGTATCTATACTACTCATACTCCTGCTCGTGTCATTGCAAACGCTCCGCCCTGTTCCACATCTATCCCTCTACCGGGGTCTGCAATGCTCCACAATGCCATTTTTGCCACCTGCGGGCTTCATATATTGATTATCTATTGGCAGACGATAACTAGTTCATATTATAAAAGAAAGTGTCTCTATGAGGCTCTATTGAAGTTATCATTATCAAACATTTGCATTATTATCACGGCTTATGATAACGATGCAATTTAATTATAATCATAGTAGCATTAGTAACACTTTCCAGACCCCAGTAGGGAACATGGTGTGGTCAGGAGCGGAACTAAGCATAGCACTTGTAACAGCACTATGCTTAGAAGTATTAATAGTATCCCTCACTTTCACCACATTCACTCAGTCCACCAAAGCTAACTTTATTCACATTAACAATAAAAGGTAGAATCTTCTTAATTTGAGTAGAAGTAACAACAAAACTATTGTTAGTACCCGGATGCCTCATAACATACTTAATACTACCAATATAAAGATTAGGAGATAGACGCTTATGCTTTTGCTTTTCAGCAGCGGTCATAGTAGCGAATCTATACACCTTATGCAAAACAGACCAATTACCAGTAAATTCTTGAATAAGAGTTCCATTTGCATCACGAGTAATCACATTCCCATCAACTTCAATATAACACGTATGTGTTTTAGTCTCTTCCATTATGCAGCTCTTAGTGCCGTTAAGGCAAGATCATAAGCCTTTTGATTTAGCTTATAAGCACCTTTTTTAGTAAGAGCTTCAAAGCGATCTTCAGAAGACTTATAATCAACAACATTATTCAGATAACAACTCACACCATTATAAAGCCAAAGCACAGTACCACGATGTAACTCTTGACCAACACCATTCTCGATAGTATCAAGAACAGCTTTGACTTTATTTTGAGTCTTAGTAGAAATAATATCCTTATCAGCAGCAAAGATATTAGTTCTAAGTTTCATGTGCTCTTGTTGTTCATCATTAAGAAACAGATTATACACAAAGCCAGTCATATTATTAGATTTAATATTAATGGCTTTAAGAGCTTGCATAGATTCTTGCATAGCTTCATGATAGATATGCGTAGCACGAATACTATTCACAGCACTCATAATAGCGTTGTGAACATTCTTTGTATGTTTAAAAGAAAACTGTTGTGTTGCATTTTTAATAGCTTGATTAAGCATATTATTACAAATAACACGAATATTTGTAACAGCACACATGATTAATCCAGAACCATCATGACTATTGGTAAATAAGAGATACTTATCAATAAGATCTTTATTATCAATAGTGATAGCATCAGAGAATTTTGCAGTTACAAGCATACTTGCACCATTCTTATAGCAACCAGCAGTTTCAATACGAACACTCTTATCGTAATCACATATTTGATTAATAAAATCAAGAGCTACAGAGTTCTGTACAACTTCGTACTTAGAGCCAACAGCACCAAATACATGATTTGTATCTTCTCTATAAGTAGCAAAACTGTTAGGAACTTTATATAACAGAAAGCTACCTGGATTAGCAGGATCTTCAAGACGAACACGAGTCTCTTTAATACCTACTTTATAATCAAGATTTGCTTCTTTAATAGCATCCTCCATACTCAAATCATTGATAGGTTTGCCCATTTCATTAAATACGAGAGGACGTCTTTGATAATTTACAAAAGGCATAATATACTTTGTTTCAATAGAAGTTTATTTCTTAATTGTAACAATATCCTTTTCTTGAAGCGTCCAAGCATCAAGACCTTCAGGAGATTGATTCAATGTTTCTTTAAGATTAGTACTATTAACATAGAATTTGAAATCACCTTCTTCAAAAGCAATTCCATGTTCAGCGAGAATAGCTTTAATCTTATTAGCTTTATCAAGATTTAAACTTTTATCGAGTTTAACATCAATAAAACCTTTAATAGCATCAATGTTCGCGGGTACTGTATCAACAGATGGATTTTCAAAATATTGATACATTTGATTAAGAAAGCTATTAAACATTTCCGTATCTGTAACAACTTCCTGACCTTTACGAACACTAATAGTAATATTCGGATATTTAAGAGACATACTACCAGTAGGCTCTTTAATACCAATTTCAGTATTCTTCTTTAATACCGGTTCACCGTACTTATAAGCACATTCCGCCATAACATCTTTAAGACGTTTAATCTTTTTCTCAGTACGTTTAACACGATCATCAAGAGCTTGCTTATATTGTTTAAGTAATGCTATATCAGTGTTATAACGATCTATAACAAAAGCATAAGCATAAAGTTTCTCACCGAGTTCCTCTTCACTAATCGCAAGTTCCTCAGCACCACTTTCTCCTATATCTCCACCGTTCTCGGCAGCATATTCTAATATCCTATCAATATTAGCTTGTATTTCAAACAGATTCATCGAAATTCAATTCAGTTTGGTAATGACTATAATCTTCAATCTCTTTAAAACGAACCATTGTATCCTTAACTAATAAAGTATTAGTAGGAACACTAGCCCAACCTGCAACAAAAGGTCTATGAATAAGACTCATACCTTCAGTTAGAGTATCATAATAACTTACAGGTAAATCTAAATTACTTTGTTCAAATACAGTAGTAGGTTTACCGTAATATTTAATATAAATATCAAGAGGTATAAATGCTGGTAATCTATTCACCTGCACTTTCACTTTCTCCGCCATGATCTGAATCAGTAATATCTTTTTGAGAAATTCTAATTACATCAAGATGATCTTTACATCGTTTCATTATAATATGCATATTAGGATGAGATTTACCAAATTTATCATATAAACGTTTATCAATTATATTATCCCAATCTTCATTAAATCCTGTATAATAGATTTCACTTTTAATACCTAAAGGTAAATATTCACGAGCATCTTGTGCAGGTAATTTAAGAACATCTTTAGCTTCATAATATGAAAGTTCATTAATAATACAAGTTTTAATATAATGATAAACTTTTTTATAATTAATATCTGAAGCACCTTCATATAAAACATAAGCTCTAGAATAATAAGCTTGAAGTTTATTAATTTTACTTAAAGAATCATCTACTTCTTGAATAAGTCTAATAAAATTATTAATAGCATTATCAAAAACATTAGAATTAACCCAATGAGGTAAACAAAATGTAACACCATTAAATTTAGAATCATTAGAATAATCACACCAACGAGTTGATTCAACGGCACAAGATTGAATATGTTCACGTACAAGTTCATCAACTATACTTCTAAGAGTAGTTATATATGCACTCATACGAGTGAAAGGATGATCGAATTTTGGAACAAACCAAGCAACACCATGAGCTTTCCAAATCTCATTACCTTCCATAGTAGAAGTCTGAATAAGAGCTTTAGCTAATTCAGGACTTTCATTATATACAACACGAAGATTAGTGTAAATATAATAGAAATGAGAATCAGGTCTTGCATCTTTAATATCAGAAACAAAACGAGAAAAAGCAGAATGCCTAATGTTTATCATTTCAATACTCATCATATCATGATAACCACAAACATAAATAGGACAATGCTCAAGAATTGAAGTATGACCTTTATCAATAAGCATCAAAAGAAACTTAACGTAACTTCCGGGTTTAATCTTACCTTCAGATTTATAACAAAGACGACCAGCAAATTCTGCTAATTGAAGACCACCTTTTAAATTATGAGCTGTATGAATAACAGCAACAGGTTTAACAAATTTCATCACATATCAAGTTTAGTTTGTCCACCATCTTTTTGAACTCTATACCAATAATCAATATGATCTTCAATTGTACGACGTAATATCCCTCTACATTCATCATTATTACCACCAACACCTAAAAGAGTTTTACAAGTACCGTCAACAACTTTAGAATAATTCATAACAGCATCAATAATACTTTCATTATCGATAGGCAAACAAGTATTAATTGAATCAGTCTTAACAGTACATCTACCACCAAGACGATGAATCTCATCTACAAGATACCAAACAGCTTTATTTAGATCTTCAACTTGTTTATCAATAAGCTTATGATCTTTGTCTTCTTTAAGACCAGCTCTCCATAGATATTTAATAGCATTACCTATATTAAAATTTCTATGACGAGTGATATCAATACATTCAATACCACTAGGATCAGAAGTATAATGCTTAGGATGATTTACTTGATCATTTTTATTTTTAGATGCCATATTGATCAATAAAGCGATTTATTTTAAACACTACGAGCTTATCAATATCGTTTTCTTTAATATTATATTTACGCATGATACGCTCAATAACAATTCTAACATCGGCAATTTCTTCCATAAGACTTTTAAGATGTTCATTATTATGACATCTATTAATCTTAGAAACAGCTTTAATAAGTTCAGATAACTCTTCAATAACTACTGTATCATGAGGATCAATTGCACAAGCTTTATTAAACATAGCAATTCTTTCTTCAGCTAATACAGTACCTTTGACAGTATCTATAACAGCATTTACATTTTCAGGTGTCATAGATATTCCCATTCGGCTAGAGTATCATCACTCTTAGTTTCCCAATCATCAGCAAAAATCTCATCACCAGCAGGTGTATAATAAGTAATATCACCATTATCAAATTTACAAATTTGATTTTGATAACTAATATCATCCCAACCACCAGCTTCGATTTCACGTTTAACAACTTCGGGAAGACTTTGCATCTTAGGAATAGTTTCTCTATTTATATCAGCAGGAACTTGTGCAAATATAAACACTTCATCATTCCAATTAGCACGTCTTGCAATATAAGAACGAGTCTTAACACGTTCAATAGCTTCTCCAAAATTCATAATAATAATTTTAAATTAAACAAAATAGCCGCTAATCAATTAAGACTAGCGGCTTTAACAGAGTATCTCACGACATAAGCTGTGTGTAAACTATCCAAATGTAGCAATGACAATACTACCTCTTAAATACGTACTTTAACCAACTTCCCCACTTACGATTAATAAGACTACCTTTAACATTCAAAGGTTTAAACTCAAGATACTTAATATTATCAATATTTTTGAAGCTGTAAGCGGGGAAA